GTATTAATCTTTTATTACAATTATACTCTCCTAAATTGGAAATTTCAAGCCCTTTTAATTCCTCAGCCACTTTGCCTTTGCCGGGTCAACTTTCCGATACGGTTTTCCATTGCGATAGATAATATCATCATCTTCCGGCTCGCCGCCCTGCCCGGTCAGTCTGAGATATTCATTCCACAGCGTATCGATCGTCCGCATGGTAGACCGCCAGAAGCGTTCTTCCGGCCAGTGAAATATCGCAATTGTGATAGTATAATAAGATGCCCACGGGAGAGTTACGTCTCCTGTGGGTTTTTCACGTTTTTTTCGTCTGCCTCCGGAACCGACGCCTGCATAGCCTCTCCGAGCGCATCCATAACCTGGTTCATGTTGGCAAAAGTAATCAGCTTTGCCGCCTGGTGTTCCGTCAGCTCATCATTATCATGCTGCAGCGCAGTCCAAAGCATAAAACGGATATCCTTCATAATCTTTTTTGGCTTCGGCTTTCCATCCGGGCCCTTTCCTTCCGTTCCGATTCCCGTGAGAGCATCCATCGCGCTTTCCAGGCTGCCGTAACGGTCTTCCATCGCGCACATGGCGTTCATATCAAAAACAAGATGATAGGTTTTTCCGTCCGCCAGAGTGATAGCCTTGCCCTGAGCATCTTTCAGGTCGCTCCCGGTGATATGTGCATTCATTTATAATTCCTCCAAAATAATAAATTCTCCGTTTTCCGGGTTCACGCACCCGGATTACGCATATAAGGGCCGGGAAAACCGGCCCCGTTTTGTTGCCTTTCCGCCATTTTCGTTGTAGAATTACCGCGAAGGGAGGCGAAAAAATGAAACTAAATCCTGACTGCATAAGAGACATTTTACTTGCAATTGAGTCTCAAGTCCCGGAAGGCAATCACCGGATTCAAGATTCCATGAACATAGATGCTTTTCTAAAAAATGAATACACAAGAAAATATGATGAAAAGGAAATCATCTATGTGTTGTTACGTCTTGAGGAAGCGGGGCTAATAAATTCATCTCATAAGTTGTATAGTGGCGGCAGCGTAGTTCATTTTTGGGTTTCTTCTCTTACTTTTTCCGGGCATCAATACCTTGAAAAGATTCGCGATGATGGACATTGGAAACAAATCAAGACAATAGGTTCAAAAATTGGGGATTTTTCATTAAGCGCAATTGAGAAAATAGCGGAAGGTGTCACCAGCGCAGCTATAAGCAGATTTTTTAACACTCCCTAATAGGCTGCCAATCGTTTGCAGCTAAATCCACTCTTGTCGGCTCCCATCGCGGGGCCGACTCTTTTTTGCTAAAAAACACGCACCCAAGTTCGCCATTCGTTGGTTTTATACACCAATCCTCCGGCCATGCCGCGCGTCTTATTCCTTTGCCTTTGCGAGCGGCCTTCCCAATGTCCATCCTTCGCGCCTCCATTATGCTACTGTGAATTTGATTGCCGTCGGGTCAATGCTCTGCCCGAACACGTCAGCCACACCGGCGACAACAACCGTGTATGCAGCTCCGCTTGTCAGCGCGGCTTTCGGCGCCAGCGTCATAACCTTACCTGCTGCATCAAGCGACGGCGTGAAATCCACAAGCGTACCGTCGGTAGTAACAATTGAAACTGCATCCATAGAAATCGCATTGCTGAACGTCAGCACCGGTTTTGCGTCTGCCGCGACACCGGTCGCATCATTCTCCGGGTCGGATGTCATTGTAAGCGCGGCAGGTTTACCGAGCGTTTCCGGCGTCTGCACCTGCGCAAACCATGCATCAGCGCCCGCAAAAGCTGGATCGGTCGTGTCTGCCTGAACGCCTTTTGCACCCTTTTTCTTGCCGTCCGGCATTGTGAATTCGTGAATAGTAACGAGACCAGTATAAGTTAGGTCAACCGTGTTAGCTGTCACTTTGTCTTCTTTTGTCTTTGTTGTCTCGGCGCCAAGAGCAAATTGGCCTTTTAAAAACTGGTAATACCGGTGTCCACCGTCACCAAGTTCCGCACGCGTGGACAAAGCATAGTACGGGGCATTTGACACGTCGCCGGTATCAATCATAATGCCGCGCGCCGCGTCATAAGGCTTGCCGGTAAGCTCTGCCGCCTTTTTTGACGGCACACCAGAAACTGTCAGCGTAATGTTTGTAGACGCCTCACTAGCGCTTGAAAACATAGCCTTGTTATCATAATAACGCGGCGTAGTTTCTACTTTAGCTTCCTTTTTCATTTCAGCCGCCGGCGCGAGATATTTATTCGGCCCCGTCTGATAGCTTGCATCATTATCGGCTAACACCTGCGCACAATGCAGGTTATCAAGGCCGATAAGTTCGCCATACTCAGACCTCATGTAATTACCTTCTTTCGTAAAAATAGAAATCCCGCCGCCAGCCGTAATGACCGGTGCCGGTTTGATAGGGGACGTGGCCGACCGGGCCACGGGTAAAACCGGCGGCAACAAAGGCCTGTTCGATTTTATCCGGCACAGTCAGCATATCCGATTTTTTTCGGGTGTAAAAACTAACCTGCACCCGCGGCTCGTGGCTCGTTTCCTGCCCGTCCGCATAAGTTTTGCCCTCATCGTCCACCAGAAAATAAACAATGTAGCGGTCAGGAAGCTGCGAGGCGGCCGGCTGATTCGGGTCTGTCTGCCATCGCTCAAAATCATAGGAGATCCCAGTATCTACTTGAAACTGAGTCAGCGCTGATTCGGCGGTATCCATCCATTTGCTCAATCGACCGGCACCCCTTTCTTTTTAAGTACAGCGCGTTCAGCCGCCCTGATTTCTTTTTTGTGATCGTCAAAAGCCGGGCGCACAAAAGGATCCGGAAATTCCGGGGAATGTCCGTCGCCATATTCCTCGTAAACGCCGCTTTTTGCTTTCGGGTGTTTCTCCATATCAATGCCGATGGTTCCGTAAATAAAGTTGCCGTTTTGCTTTGCGGGATTAGCTTCGATCGCATTGTAAACAGCGTCAGTACCGTACTTACCGGCACCCTTCCTATGGCGCGCCGCGCCCTCTTTCATAGTTTTATATACAATAGGCGTTGCGGCGTTTACAGCCTCTTTGCACGCGTCGTCAATGTTATTGCCGGCCGCTTCGACTTTTTCAAGATATTTATCTAAATTCGGCAACGTAATCGTCGCTGTAAGTGCCGTTTTGCCGTAAGGATTACCCACTGTTTACCGCCGCCTTTACTTTAAATTTCAGCCAGTGCTTATGTTGGTCAGGGTCATTCGGGCCGATAATCTGATAAATTATGCCGTCTTTTACAAGGTGGCACATAGATGTAACAGCCGGATTGTACCGGATAATAACGTTTGCCGCGTCCATAACCTGCTGCGCCTGTGCTGCCCAGGTTTCGGCTCCGCCGAGCGGATACCAATAACATCGGATATATGCTTTTGGCGGGCTTTCAGCAGACGTGCCGTCGAGGTCATACCATGAGGTAGTTTTATTAATCCCGCTGCCTGATACAACTTTTTTTGAATACGCACTTTTGTACGAAACAGGCCGGCATTCATTTTACTAAGATCCATCAGCGGCCTCCTCCTGCTTAAGCTGTAACTGCAAAATAATACCGTTTAAGCCATAGGGCTGTGGAGTATTTTTATCCGCCGTGTCAACCGTACGATTGTCATACCAGCAAGATACAAGCATTTTTACGGCCTGCACATAAAGCGGGTCGCTTTCATTAATTGGCACCCCCGCATTTGTTAGATAGACCTCCGCCGCATTAATATAGCTTGTCAAGTCATCGTCCGTGCAGCAGTAATCTTTTACATCATCAAGAAATGTTATAAGCCATTCCCCCTAAGGGAGCACCGCTCCGAACGGAGCAGCGCATAAAATCAAGCTCCAGCAGCTTCAGACAACTTGCAGAATGCGTCTGTCAGTGCGACATCACAGTCATACAGTGCCGAACCGAGGAAGTCGACCGAGCGATTTAGAAAACCGGAAGCGGTAGACATTTCCACGGTGACATCCTGTGCGAGGTTGCCGACCATCTGCTTAAAGTCACCAAAATACAGAGTATTGTCAACCACTTTATCGGAAACCAGCACTGGAAATCCGAGGACGCGCTGCGCAATTGGGTTGGAGAAATCCTGCACAAGAATCGGGCGCTTGTTATCATCCTTGATTTTTGCAAGCATTCCATAGAGGAACTTGTTGTTGCAAAGAAATTTTGCGTTGCCGGTATAGCGTGCTGGCAGATAGGAAATCAGGTCGACAATATTGTCATAGGTCGGAGATCCGCCCTTTGTGAACTGCACGTTGTTCGTGCCCACAGTCCACGTCACAGCTTTTTCAACTCCGTTAGGCTGGCTGGAACCGGTGCCATTGATAGTAAAATCCTCAATCTTGACGGCGATGTCGTCTGCCAGCATGTCGGTGAGCCAGCCCTCAAACGCGGAAATTGCCATCGTCTGAATTGTTTTACTGATACGGATGACCTTTGTAATATCGTAGCCGCCAAGCTCGACATACACCAAGGTGTCCCCAGCCGGGGTAATTGCCGCATTTTCGGCGTGGAGGGCTGCATCGTCGCGAGTGCCCTGCACGGCAAACTTAACGTTGCCTGCCACGCGAAGCAGCGTAATTTCATTGATGAGGGGCGCAACCTTCACCATCTTCTGGAAAAGGATATCCGACGTAGCCGTCGGAATAACTGCGGTCGTGCTGCTGTCATAAGACCGCTTTTCGGCGCCAGAATTTGCAGATTCAAACGCCCGCTTTTCGTTGTCGGTCATGGTCTTTCCGAGCAAGCTCTTGAAGAAAGCGCCGCGGTATTCCTCGGTTTTGAGCAAATCTTCCCGCGGCATATTCTCAAAATTGCGCTGTTCTTTTGACTTTGGGACAAGCGGGTTAGGAAGCTGACGCCCTTCAAGCTTACCCTCATTCAGGCCTTTCATAATCTGTTCGCGTTTTTCAATCTGCGCCTTTTCAGTATTCAGAGAACGCAGCTCTTTTTCGAGCGCGTCAAGATCGGTTTTTGAGTCATTTTTTTCAAGCTCTGCGCGGATTTCAGCTTTGCGGGTTTCTATTTCTTTAAGTCTCGGGTCCATTGTTATTACCTCCAAAATTAAAAATAGGTTTCGAGGATAAGCCGTTTACGGCGTTCCTCATACTTTTTTGCAGCCTTTTCTGCTGCACGTTTTTCATCGTCTGCTTTCTGCTCCGCTTCACTCTCCAGTGCAGCACGGGTCCGGGCGCTCTCCAGCGTCTTTTTAGCACTCTCCAGTGCTGATTGACCACGAGCATTTATGTCAGTGCCGTCATAAGCCGGCATACTAACTGCCGATACTTCATAAACCTTCGCAATGTCCGTGATGGTGCGCGTCGGCATGTCCGTGTCCTCACCTGTCCATTCATCCGAGCGGACGGAAAAGATAAATGACATGCCGGAAATGTCGCCCCGCTGTACGGAATTCCACAGCGCCTTTGCGTCCGGGTTATTCTCAATATCGAGAAGCGCCCGGATTGCAAGCCCTTGATCGTCAACCGATAATTGCAGCGTTGAATTTGCATTGTTATTTCTGCTGCGGGCAAGCGGCAGGCTGTCAAGGTCATGGTTGACATCAAAAAGGACATCCGTAAAGTCGGTATTGTCGAATGCACCGCGGGCAATGATTTCATTAAAGCAGTCACAAATATTTGTGGTCTGTCCAAACACTGCCGCATGGCCTTCAAGGACTTTTCCTTTTTCGTCCGTATTCAGATCCGGCATGGAAAACGACCGTACAAAATGCGGATATTGAATTTTTTTATTACTTTTTTCAAGCATTTGAATTACCTCCCTTATCGTTTGTAATCCCCTGATACTGGTCTGCACCGGTGCCGGCTTTCACCATATTAAGCGTCTGGACGCGGCGGCTGCCTTCTTCTCCGCCGATTGTCGGCATGTTGAAAATTTCAAGAATCTGGTCGAGCGAAGCGGCGCCGATATTTGTAAGCAATGTCGATACCTGGACTTTTTCAGCATTGCTTGCATACTGTAAGCGGTTGGCTTCAAAAATAATTTCATTGCCAAACCCCTGCTGGCGGTCGGTAAACACTTTCGATGTAAACTGCAAAGCCATTTGAATGGCAAATGGTTCAAGCATTGAAGAATAAAAAGCATTCCACTGCGCCGACGTATAGTCATTACGGATAATAGCGTCGCTTACGCCGAAATACTTGTTGATTTTATCGCTTATCAGTTTCATCTGTGCAGCATTTGTGGTCTGCGGCTCACTGTTAATCGGCTGATAGTCGCACGCTCCGTCCACGACGCCGACGCCATTGTTATTCGACGGATCCAAATAGGATGACATAAAATCTTTTTTGCGTTCGTCCCTATCGCTCTTTTTTAAAATCTGAGTAAATTTCAAAACCCCGCGGATAAACGCGCTGGATTTAATAGCATTGATAATGCCTTGATTCTGCGTGTTGATAAGCTCGAGAGTCGGCTCCATAGCGTTCATATTCGTTTCGCCGAACATATCATCCTTGTAAAAGAACCGGCGCAAATGGATAAGGTCGGTATATGGGACTGTGGCCGTTTCGCCGCCGAGAAAAGAAAATCGTGCGTAAACCTGTCCCTGGTATTCAAGCCATTCGGTTGTTGCACCGTTTAACGGCCAAAATAAATCAGGGTTTCCGTTTGCATCACGGTGAATGTAAATAAACGCATTATTTTGGACAAGGTACTGTGTAGCAATTTTATAAAAAAACGTGTATGCGTCCATAAACGGGTTTGGCTGGACGCTTAAGAGATATTGAAGTCCATCGTCCACAAAAGTTACCTGCGGGCTGCTGCCGTCCGATGTTGCCGTTTTGCGTATATGCTTCGGGTGGAGCTTTGCGGCATTACGGGCAAAAGCGTCAACCGCGGCACGGACATCATCGGAATTATAAGCGTCTGTACCGAACTGGCTGAATACCGGCGTATAGCCCGAAAGCATTTTAAGTTGTGAATATCCATTCGGCGGATTGTTCTTTTTGCCGAAAATTATTTGATATAATGACCGACGTGTTTTTCGTTTCTTCAATTTCTCGCCACCTTATGGCATAAAAATAACCGCTCAAGGCGGTCAAATTAATGCTTTATAGTCTTCCAACTTTTCAGACAGCCCGACATAACTATCAAGCAGGCTGAATGTTCCATCAACACGCATTCGTCTGTTCCGGCTTTTTACAGGACGGATATTTCCGTTGTCGTCGGACTTGACCGACGTATTTGTCAGGCACCATTTCAGCACCGGGTTATTGTTGTAATTTATCAGCTTGCTTTTAAGGTCCGCTTCCATTGACCGCATAGGCTGACTAAACGTCATAGCACCCTGTGCACATTTCACCATGTTATAGCCATTCGATTCCATTTCCTGTACCCAGTAACCAGCAAGCGCGCGGTCATAATAAATCCAGAGCGGTATAATTTCATATTCGTCACGCATTTTGTTAAACCATGCTGTAACATACGAATAGTCAACCTGATTTCCGGGACAGGTCGTTACCCAGCCTTCTTTCGCCCAAATGTCATATGGGATTTTATCTTCTTTTACCCGCTTGTCAATTAATCCATCCGGGATGAAATACATCTGAAGGACATATTTCTTATTGCTTCCGACTTTCATAATCGTAAGCGTCGCGCATGTAAGGTCCGTTGTGGCCGACAAGTCACTACCGCCAATCGCATAGCAGCCGCGAAGATCATCCATTGAATAAACTTCTGTATTGTTTATTTCATCGAAAGACAGCCACGAGCCCGCAACCGTATCTCGAATATTGAAATCCTTTGTCAGAACCGTCGGCCGGGTTTTGTCATCCTCCCGCGCGCGCGCCACCATGTCGGTGAGGTACTTGTACTTTTTTATGACGCCCAGCCCCGGATTTGCCTTTACCCACTTTTTCGGTTTCATCCATTCGTCCCGGTTGTCCAGCTCGTAGAGGATGGGGAGAAAAGTATCGTCTCTGTACCCGTCTATGCCGTTCAAGACCTTGTCCGCATAGACGTACATGTCGTCGAAAATGTTGCCCCGGAGCGTGCCTGCCGTCGTAATCATCAGCAGCATTGGCTGCTTCCGGGACGACGTGGACTGCTTCATCACGTCGTAGAGGTTGCGGTCCTTGATCGCATGGAGTTCGTCGATCACAACGAAATGACTGTTCAACCCGTCCAGACTGTTGCTGTCGCTGGCAAGCGGCTCGAAAGTCGAAAACGTCACCGGCATATACATGTCTGAACGGCGCTTATGCACCAGCGCGCGGATCTCCGGAGACTGCTGCCGCATGTGGACGGCATAGCTGAAACACTTCGCGGCCTGGTCCCTTTTCGTTGCGACCGAATAGCATTCCGCCGCGCCTTCTCCGTCCGCCATCATCATGTAGAGCGAGAGCGCGGCGCACAGACACGTTTTTCCGTTCTTCCTGCCGACTTCGAGGAGTGCCTCGCGGAAACGGCGCGAACCGTCCGATTTGTTTACCCAGCCGAAAAGCGTCTGGAGGAAAGCCTTTTGCCAGAGCATCAGAACAATCGGCTCTCCGAGTTTTCCCTCGGCCTGCTTGCAGAAACTCTCGATGAATTCAATCGGCCGATTGCCTTTTTCTTCATCAAAAAAATAAGGCGAGGCTTTCCGCCGCGTCTCTTTCTGGAGCTTCTGATATTCTTTTATGATCTTCTTTCCGGCAACAATTTTACCCGCCCGGATCTCTGCCAAATATTCGTTTACCCAATTCATTTACCTCCACCGTCGTTCGAGCCGCCCCTGGCGATAAAACGCATCAGCTTTTCCCCGTCTTTCGGAATTTCGCTGGCTTTGTTGTCCGGGAGCAGGTCAAAAATCTGTTTGCAGACCATCGAATAATTCTTAATCAGCTTATTGTAAATGGCCGATGCCGGCCGCTCGCGCTGGTATTCGATCCCCGGCGTCTGGCTGAAAAGCTCCGTCGTGCCTTTTTCGTTGATGTCGGCCTCCAGGTCTTCCAGTGTCACCTGCATGAAGGCAACCCGTCGAATCACGCCATCCGCCGTCTTTAATTTATCCGGGTTCAAATTCTGACTTTTTAACAGCCTTTTAAGCTGACTTTCAACTTTTTTTATCCTTTTGTCGCGAGCTGCATCTTTTTGCAAGGTTTTCACTTCCTTTCGACCGGGGAGGGGGTCACGCGCAAACTGTCCGAATATTTTTGTTAGCTGTCACGGTCTCCAATGGCGATAATAAAAGCTCAATGACGGGGGGTGCCACCGGCCTTGACAACGTTTCCTTTTCTGTCAAATTTCAATCCGTTTTGAATGACCGGCAGCTTTCCATGATGCTCTTTTTCATGGCAGTCATTGCAAAGGCATTCAAGGTTATCCCAGTTCAGCGTGACGTTCGGATCGTTGATATTCTCCGGTGTTATGTATGTCTTATGGTGTGCTACGGCTGCAGGACGACCGCAGCGCTCACAAATATAATGCTTTGATTCCATAAATGCATGACGGCATTTCTGCCAGTGTTTTGATTTATAAAATGACTTTGCAAAGTCACGCATTACTGAACCGGCTTTCCTTTTTACACGTAAAAAATACGCATAAATATTTGAAAAGAGCCTTGACTTATGCGCATTAAGTGTGTATGATATAATCATGAGGTGAGGATATGAAACGCAAGGACTTAATAAAAAAGCTCGAAAAAAATGGATGGTGGAAAATCAGAGAGGGTGCTAATCACGACATCTACACCAACGGGAAGAAAAGCGAACCGATTCCTCGCCACAGTGAAATCAATGAACTACTCGCAAAGGCAATCATCAAGCGGCAGGGGCTGAAATAAAGCCCCGCCGTCACGGTTAAAATATACGGAGGTGTTTTCCATGAAAAAGGTTTACCTTGTTGTCCTCACTCCGGCGGAACATGGATACGTTGTATCCGTCCCAGACTTGCAAATTAACACGGAAGGAAACGACATTGCGGATGCTATTGAAATGGCCCGTGATGCCATCGGCCTCTGGGGAATTACAGAACAAGATGCCGGCCGTCAAATTCCGGAACCATCCGCTGTGAAAGCGGAACACAAACCTAATGAAATCGTTACTCTGGTTGACATAGACTTTGACGCTTACCGCCGCGCAAACGATATGCGCACCATCCGCAAGAATGTAACTGTACCCAGTTGGTTAAACGATCTCGCGGAAAAAGCAAACGTCAACTTTTCGCAGGTTTTACAGGAAGGTTTGAAACAGCGGCTCCATGTTGCCGACCGGTAAACGAATCCCCGCCCGATAAAGGCGGGGATTTTGCTTTATACGGGCACCGCGGCAGCATACACGCCCACGCCCCGGTACACCTGTAATCATTCCAGACACATTTTGGACTGCACACTGCCGGTCACCTCCCCAAAAATTGGCATGAAAAAGGACGGCCCGAAGGTCGTCCTAATTAAGATACATTTGCCGAAGTAAGCCCTAATATTTAATCAACATAATAAACAGATAAATATTGATTCGTATCTAAGTCGGATATCTTGATTTTTATAACCGGAATGTTCAACTGTTTTAATTCAAGTCCAATAATATTGGCTATATCTTTATTATATTGGATATTATATAATTTAATAATAACATTTATTTTTTCATCGTTAGGATTTGTGACTGATACCGAACATTTCGTCATGTCAAATCTAGAAAATAATCTCTTAGAAATATCCAGCTCGTTTATCTTGCTTTTTTCTTCCAATTCGCAAATTACTAACAGATCCCTTAGATTTGATTTTGACCTTTGGGATATTACTAAGGAATTTTGGATATCATCCAATCTGTCTAAGATATATTTAATAGGCTTAACACCATCATCAACATTAATTTCCTTAATTATTTGAGCCTCCTTGTCGATTTTTCTTAAATTATCATAAATAGGTCCACGTGGAACTTTGTCACTATAGTCTATTACTGACAGTGCTTTTTTCAAATCTTTGCGTAAATCTATAACGCCTTGCGCATCATTAGTATAAAAAATTGTTCGTTCTTCAATTATATCAAATGGCAAGTCAGTACCACTTTCAGCTATTATAATAGCTGGCGTTCCAATGCAATATCGTATTGCCAATTCGTACATAACATTCGGATTTTTATTTGTTAAATTGGCAATGACTAAATCACTCTCATAAATCAATTTAATAACTTGCTTATTAATTGATCCTGGATTTGGTAGTCTATGTGCAACAGATATTTTATAATCATTTTCTAACTCTGGAATTATGCAAGCATCAATTATCCCGTCAATATGCCGCCTTATAGGATCAGTTTTTTTGCCTATTGGCGTAATAACAAAGCAATTTCTTTTTTTCTTAGCTTCGTCTTCCATAAAGTCCTCTCCTTTTCCCCATAATAATTATTCTGTCGGAAAAAGTCAAGAAAAAGCGCACCGCCGAAGCGATACGCTTGAATCATCGTCGCCGCCCGTGGCAATGCAAACCCAAGTGGCAATTTTATGGCGTCACCGCCCGGCTCCTTTCTGTCGGCCCCGCACGGTCTAAGGCATAAGAAAAGCGCCCGGCCATCGCCGAACGCCTTTCCGAAATTCCCTGATTATATTGTAGCACAAATAAAGTTCCGAAAACGTCCGGTTTGTTCCGGAAGTGTCCGGTTTTTCAGCGTATCATTCCGGGAAACACAATCTGGTCGGACATCATGGCCAGTTGCAACAGTGAAATTCGTACCCGTTCAAGGACTTGGCTTTTACTGTAATTGACTTTGTCTGCAATTTCCTTCCATGTCGGCCGGCGGGTGTATTTCCGGTTCCGCTGGTCACCCATGTACCGCAATTCCAATATGTACCGGTCGGTCGGGTCCAGTTTCCCCAGCGCAACGCCCAGCCAGTTCCGCTTCTCGGTCAAGTCGGCAATCTTTTTCTGGCAGCACATTTCTTCTTTTTCGTAAAACCGTGCCTGGTTCTTTAGCGCCATATTGGCCGTCCTGTCCCCGGTCATGCCTTTGCCGCCCGGCATTCCAGAAAGGTTGACGGGCGGCAGTGTTATCTCGTTTTTCTCGGCTTCGCAGTGACGGATGGCAGCCCATTCCTCGGCGATTATCTGAGGAATGTCGTAATAGATTTTCAGCAGATTCTTCACTTCATCGACCGTCATGAGCTGTCCATCCTTTCCTGCATTCGATAAATTTCCGCGCTTTTTTTATTTTCTGACAGCGTCGTTCCAGCCCGACATTAATTGACCGCAGTTTTCACAGTACTGGGTATCACTCCGAGCGCGTGAAGTGCTCAGTCCGTACAGAGTCCCGCAGCGAGGACAGGCACGCGTATAAGATCCCTTTTTCAGCAAGGGGCGCGGAATCTGTTTTTCAAGAGCATCTTCAGCAGCTATCAAAGGATCCTTCATTGTGTTTGCACAGCCGAGAGATAGCTCAAGGCCGCGAATATTTTCCAAAGATTTTATAAAATCCATTATTTAATCTCCCACAGTCTGACGTCCGTCCGCGGCTCGTCAGTGTATTCTTTGGTCATCTGAACCTGGACAATTTGCGCATCGTCGCGGTAAGCAATCCCATTGAGCGCGTCGCAGATTATTTTCACGATATTGTCGCAGTCCGGCTTCTTTGCCGGCTTGATCTGTCCGGCCAGCATTGCCGCCTTGATGCGTTTGCTTTTGCTTTTCGGAATTGGATACCGCGCGGTAATTTGCACGGCAACCTGGGCGTCGTCCGGGAAGTGGAAACCCTGCGCGGCTGCCTGATACCGGGAGCGCGTCAACTCCTCGTAGCGGACGGTCTTGTCGGGCGTGTATGTAACGCTGGCGCCGGTCTTGATACGAACCACCTTCGGCCGGGCTTTGCCCTGCGGCGAACCGGGAATGGAAAATTTAATGCTGTTCATGCGCTGCCTCCCCGTCCATAAGAGCGCCACAATTAGGGCAATATTTAGAATCATCTTCGTATTCTCCCGCTCCACAGTGCGAACAATAATATCCGATTCCAGGTTCTATGTGCCACCATGCATGAACCACCGGCGTGTGCCGGCAATTACGTTTTTTCATGGCTTTTTGCACCTTTCAAAAGAAATTACCCATACCCACGGACTAGCGCCCCAGCCGTATTTATTGAGGTCGGATTTCTTGATGGTGCTATCCCAAACATAGGAAAACCCCATTGCGGTTGAAGTAGCGTCATTGCAACCCTCTTTTTCGGCTTCTTCATCGGTAATATTCTGTAGCCGTTCGGCTTTAACATCGGTCACGCAGAGAAATATGCGGGCTGCTTCTTTCGGCATATGAATTGATGGATGCCATTTTCCTATGTTTTGATCTCTCCACCAAGTAACGCTGTTTTCGTCAGCCTTAAAAATATAACATCTGCCGAATTTCTGCCATGTTTCCCGCACATAGAGAATATCACCAGGTTGATAGGGCGGATTAATTATGCCTTTTCCAAACTCAACATCATAAAGATAAATCGGTGATTCATGTACTTCAAAGTATCGGTCAGGTTGCGGCTTAATCACTCGTCTTGTAGTTGTTTTCCTTCCGTCCAAAATAGCCCGGACCATTTCTGTGTTAAAAAGTATTGGCTTCATAATTTTTCCCTTCTTTCGACACCAGGTACATATCGTAATAGGCCACGCCGACGGCGATAGCGCTCCAGACGTCCTTGCTCACCCCATAGAACCAGCCCGGGTGTGCTTTCGTTCCTTTCTCCCCGAACCGGTCCCGGAGTGCCTGGGAAATGTTTGCATCCTTTGCCCTCATATTGCCGCAGAGCGTGATCTTTTCATCCTTGCGGTAAATTACCTGCCGGTGCGGTATGCAGCCCGTAACCTGCCAGAAACGGCCTATCCAGACGCAGGTATCGAACACGGTCTTCCCAGCCGGCATCCCGGTTCCGTAGTGCGCCACCATTTCGATTGCAAAGTGCGGCGCGTCCGGATATTTAAAATTGTGCGTGACGATCTTCTCCAGAAGGACTTCATTGTTTGTCTTATCAAATTCAATCGGCTTGAGAATATCGTTCAAAACCGCCCAGCCGCTTTCGACGTTGCCGGGGTCAATTGCAAAGATAAAGGGCTTTTCTGCATTAACCAGTGTTCTCATGCCTGTTTCCTCCTGTAATCTGCCGCGGTCAGTGCCACAGCCTTGAAATGGTCGGAACACAGCCGGCTGTAAGCGCGGGCGCCGCAGGTGTTCCGCAGCTCGCCGTCCGTCAGCATCAGGTTGCTGGTGACGATTGTCGGCCTGTTTTCCCGGTACCGCTCGTCCAGGATAATGACAAGCTCTTTGCGCGTCCAGTCGCTTGCCTTTTCGGCTCCAAGGTCGTCTAAAAGCAGCACGTCGGCTAAAAGCGCCTTGTCTAAAATCCGCATCTGGTCCGTGTTGTCCGCGTGGCCGTACATCATCATTTCCAGCTGCTGCGGCACGTTCCAGTAGGCGGCGTGGTACCCGTCTTCCAGTGCGCAGTTCAGGACCGCACAGCCGAGATGTGTCTTTCCGCACCCTACGGCGCCCATGAGGATAAGGCCCTTGCCTTCTCGCCAATTTTCTTCCCGGCTCAGGAGATACTCTTTCACAGCCTCAAAGGCTTCTTCCGTCCCCGGAACCCGCCGGTAGCCTTTCAGCGTGGCGTCGGAAAACATGTCCGGAATTTCGGCCCATTCCCGGCGGTGCTGCCGCGCACGTTCGCGGTCCCGCGCTTTCTTTGCAGCGTCTTCCGCTTTGATCTCCGCATCCCGGCAGGGACACGGTTTTTTCAAAATTCTCGGTTGCCCGTCCAAGTCAAAGAATTTCAGACCCATGATGTGCGCCCCGCATTTCGGGCAAACTTCCCCGGTATCGAAAACTCTGTCCCGCAGGCTGAAAGACGGGGCCAATGCCTGCATCGGTTTGTCATTCATGTCGTTCACTTCCCAAAATTTTTATACCGTTCCGGGTCCGACAGGTCGGGGCCTGGTGCCGGCCGCCGCTCTTTCTGCTTCTGGCCGTCGTTCCGGAGGACACTGCGCAGATAGGACGCTGACCGTCCCTGACATCGGGCAGTTTCGGCAATGGCGTCCAGAATACGCTGCATGGGATAATCCCGGTAGAGCTCCGACAGGATAACGCCGTCTTTGGACGACGGCATCGGGTTGACCTTGTCCTCAAAAGCCTGACAAATACGGCCGAAATCTTTCCCCGCCCCGCCATCGGGAAGATTCGCGGATGCGTCCGCGCCCTCTACCGTGGATCCAGATGGGGTATTATTTACACTAGGCTTATCTTGGTTAGGTACTGGTACTGGTTGGGTGATCCCCGCGCGCGGGTTACGCCTTTCTGCTCTGGACATTTGATGGACATTCGCCGGATTGTCCGCGGACTGTCCACGGACATTTTCCGGATGGCGTGCGGACGTGTCCTCATGTTTTTCTGTTTTTTCTCCGGACTGTCCGTGCTTTCTTGCCTTGCGTTTCCGCTCCGCGTCTTTGCGCTTTTCGGACAATTTGCTGGTATAGTCCGGCCAGTCATGCAGGCGGTATGTACCATCATCCAACCGGTCCAGCCAGCCGCACCGCACAAATGCCTCAACCAGGCGGCCCGCCTTTTTGATCGGCCAGTCCAGCGCCAAAGCAATTCCTTCATCGCCGATTGCTTTGAGGCTGCCGTCCTCGTCGGCACAGCTGAGCCCCCAGGTCCATAGGTCAACCAGGATGCCGACCGCTTCCCTGCGGCTGACCTTCAATGCCTGCGCAAGAGCCAGCGTTTTCGGATGCCGCGGCATTTCCTGATGCAATTCAATCCATATGCTGTTCAGCACAAGACGCACATCCTCTCTACAAGACTGTTACCGGAACGCCGGATACCCGTTCGATTTCTCTCTTGAACAGCTTCGGGTCGCCGTTATTCCTTGAAACATGGATCAGATAAATATGCCGCACACTGCTCATGTCGTTAGCAAGGAAAAAATCTTTTACGTTCTCCAGACTGAAATGTGACCTTTCAATTCGGCGCTCCATGGACTCTGGAATACGGCCCTCAGCCACGCTTTGGCTGATTAATTTTTGGCTGTAATTGCACTCTACCATAATCACATTCAGTGATCGGAACGTGTTCGGGATGTAGTAAGTATCCGTTGCAAACAGCAGCTTCTCCCGGGCCGCCGTGGAATACAGCAGGTACCCGCACGGTTCCGCGGCATCATGCTCCGTTTCAAACGGGAGAATAATCCAGCTTGCAAGCGCAAATTGCTCTCCAATGCGGACAATGTGCTTCCGATATGGCCGGTCAATATCAGTAATCCGGCCGAATGTCCCTTCCGTGGCGTAAAGATCAATGCCTTGTACTGCAAGTTTTCCGGCGCTTCTGGCGTGATCCTGATGCTCATGGGTTATCAGGCATCCTTTCACGCGCGGCAGTAAATCTAGATAGCCGGTCATAATTTTTTTAGAGCGGATGCCCGCTTCCAGAAGCAGGACACTCTCGCCATCATCGACAGCGTAAGAGTTTCCTGTGCTCCCGGAAGCAAGGCATTTTACATCAATCATCTTCGTTAAAACCCTGGGTCATAGGCAGCAGGCTGACTTTTTTCGGGCGGAGGCGTCGGTTTATCTTTCTTTGCTTTTGACGGTTCATGGGGTGCAGGGACCGCATCGTTTATCACTTCGCCGGTTTCCGGGTTGATATCTATCATCTGCTTGTTGGCTTTCTTCTTAGCTTCCTGCTGAGGGGTAACGCCGCGGTCATCTTTTTCCAGCGCTTTGTTCATTTCTACTGACATTGGCCCATAGGTGCTAATCAGGCGGCGCATACAGGTCTTTTCTGCCATCTTGTCAAACTCTTTCTGCCATGGGGAATAGCTGCTGCTGTAACTGGGGCTGTACCTTTTGGCCCATGCTTCAACTTCCCCGCGACTCATGTATAAGGTCTTTTCAAAGCCATTCAAAAGCTGAAAATAGGCAAAATAGCCGACAACTTTGTCACTTGTGCGCTCCCCGGAAAGGTCAACTGTGCCGGACAGTTTATCCCTGCTTACAAATTCGCCCTCATAAACTGTGCCGGAATTGATGGTCTTATATTGCCTGGTGTGCTGTGCAAGTTGAATGAGGCCTTTGTATCCAATCACGAATGTTGGAGCAGGCTTGTTATTGTGCCGGAATGGCACTACATAGGCAAAGCCGAGAGACTTCACAAGCGGAAGTTTCAGCGAAGCTGCCTTCATGCACTCCATGGCAACCGCCTGCGGGTCGCATCCTTGCAGGGAATTGTCACTCTCATAGAGGTCAATCATACTGGACATAAAAGCCCCTGCGTTGTCGTGAAGCGTATTACGGAGCTGTGCCCGAATGGTCTGCTGGTTTAAAATTCCTTTGAACTGGTCCACTTTTGTGGCGGTAATGTTCTTGTTTTCACTCATGATTCTTCATCCTCACTTTCATCTGTTTCTGATTGTTCATCCTGGCTTTTGGCCGGTCCGCCGTCCTCCTGATATTCCTCCACGATTCCCGTCTTGCCATCCACTGTGGCCGTGCCGCTAGGCTGCTGAACTTCATCAAAAGAAAGCTGATGTTCACGGTCGGCTGGAAGGACTGGCCGCCCGTCGGCATCAAATTTTAACGGTACCAGAATACCGGAAATCTTCTGAGGCTTTACTGTGTAATTGATCTTTCCGGACACAGCCCCATCAAATAAATATTCTCCGGATTGATCATCAAACGTGATTTTGACGGTCATTTCACCGTCATGCTGGTTCTTGGCGTGAAGTTCGGTAAGCAGACTATTGAGTACCGTATCGGCCTTATCCACAATCTGTCTCAGTTCCGGTCCGCGCAGGGAAAGCGGTTCGCCTTCGACATCGTCCGATCTGGGATCATCTGAATTCTTTTCCGGATATTCGTCGTCCCCGGAAGCATTCTTCCAGTCGCAGCTCTGCGGCGGCTGCTCTGTGCCATCGTTCGCGGACTCGTCGGTATCGTCCCCGGAATCGGGCACTTCGTTTGTGCCATCCCCAGAATCTGTACCATCGTCCCCGGATTCCGGGGAATCGTTCACAATGGCAACATCCCCTGCGCCCTGTTTTAATTCCGCTCCGCAGTATGGGCAGCGGTCGATCTGTTCACCTTCCACTTTGCCGTCCTGATTCATTACCCAGAACTCAAAACCAGGCCCACGGGATTCGATTTCATTCAGCCAGATTTTCACATCATCCGGCTGTTCGTCGCAGATATGTACCGCCTGGCACGGAATATTTTCCTGGACTGCTTTCAGCACAAGCCGCCGTTCCTCCGTGCCACCCATCAGAATTATTTTTCCCATTACTCAAGCACCTCCGTTCTCAGTGTTTTGTCTTTGTCGGATACATAAAGGCTGATCGTCTGCGCTCCAATTTTCAGCGGGTGTGACACGCTTTCGGCGTCGTCATGCCAGACCGGCATGACAAGGCCCATCTTGCGGCCGAGCGTGTCCACAATATCAAGCCCGGCGTTTACTTTTTCAGACTTGCTGAGGCTGCCATAATCTTTGCCGTCTACCTGCGCTTCGCAGCAGGCTTTCACACCGCCATTGACCTGCATCTCAAAGAGTTTCCAGCGGACTGTACGGAAAGAACCGTTGACTTCGGCTTCCACATCTGCCGCTTTCAGCTGCACGAAAAGCTCCGCAAGGTGGATCATGCTGTCAAGCTGTGCAAGGCTGATTCCGAGTTTCTTCTGCTGCCCCTTGAGTTCCGCAATTCTGGCATCCTGCTTTTTAATGAGTTCGGCATCTGCCTGTTCCTGCTGGATTTCATTTATTTCAGATTCAACCGGTGCGAGCTTTGCCTGAAGGCCCTGTATCTGCGCATCAGCTTCATGCCCGGCAGCGTACAGTCCTTTCTGCGTTGCTTCAATTTTTGTGAGCCAATCGGCATACTCTTTTGTCTCCTCCCATGCCGGCGGCGTGACAAGCATCTTCTGCAGGCCTTTGATTTTCTGCTGCCCGTGGTCAATCTCGAGTTTCACTTCTTTAATGTTCTGCTCAGCCTCATCACGGCTTTTTGTAAGCCTGCCGAGCTCCTGCACCATTTCCTTGCCCTGCTGCTGCATGCCGGCGATTCCCTTTGCCTTCTGCTCATTGAAATTGCCTTCAAGCTCATCTATCTTTTCTTGT